TGTCGCAGTTTCTGCAGTCCAACCTAGAGGGGTTATATCAGTGGCACTTGTAACTTTATAAGCTTTAAAAGTTGTGGCGCCTGCAGTGAAATCTGTAACTCTCAGGAATATTGCTGTAGAATCATTTGTGGTCAGTACTTCTCCGATACACAAATTTGTAGTTGGTGCAGATGCCAAAGTTACAGTAGCTGAAGCATAAGCTAATGTAGAAAGATTAGCCCAGAGACTAGCAGAAAGGTTACTTGCATCACCTGCAAGACCTGTAAATTGCACTGTATACCTTGTATTAGTATCTTTTATCTCATTTTCTACTTTGGTAATTGCCATCTGTTATCCTTCGTGTGCTTTTCCGAGAACCTTCATGAATGCTCGTTCAGTTCTTTGGATTTGTTGAATAGTTCTATTTTTCTCTGAAGAGCTTAGCCCTTCTATATATTTAACCAAAATTTGCGATGTAAGCGGATCTATCGGTATATCTGCTCCATCATCTAAAGTAATTTCACTATCTTTCTTAGATTTAGTCGCTTTGAGTAAATCCTTCATTACACCTTCTGTGATAAACTCTCCGAAACTTAATACTTTACTTTTCATTTCCACGATAGTTTGTAATTCTTTACTTTCCGTGAGTGTTATAACTTCCTCTAAAACTAAATCTTCAAGTATTTGTGTTCTATCTTCTTCTGTTAGAGATGATAATTCAGTTTTTGCAAATATTAAAAATTCTTCTTTAGTACTATTTTCTTTTTTATTTTTTAATCTTTGTTTTAGTGCTGCTTGTTTATCTTTATCTACTACACCTAAAGTCTTTTTCCCAGCCTCTTGTCCCTGTCCAGTAGCTTTTTTCTTTTTTTCACCTCTTTTAACTACTTTCTTTTCATCATCTGGATCTTTTTGCCATCCTGCAGGTGCCTTTGTAAAGTTGGAAGCTTTATATGCAGCTTCAGCATCATCTTGATTTTTAAGATTTCCGTCTTTATCTCTTTCTACTTTATCTTCTGGTTCATCTGTTGTTTCTGGTTTTTCCTCATCTTCTGGTTCTTCCTCATCGTCTGGTTCTTGTTCTTTTTTAAGAAGATCCATACCCTTTTTTTTATCATCTTTTGTTATGATATCTTCCGGGCCCTTACCAAGTGCGGCTCTTATATTAACATTCGCCGCAGCTTTATCTTTACCCTTTTCCATATTATCATATTTTTTTTGTAGTTCCTTTCTTTTCTTTTCTACACCATCAGCATCTAAATTAGCATCACTACCAGAAAGAGGAACTAATTCTTCATATTCTTCTCCTGTTTCTGGATTAATTTTTTTAACTTCAATCTCTACACCAGATTCTCTATTTGCTTTCTTTTCAGCTTTGGTTTCTCTGTACCCTTTAATCTTTTCTTTTGCTGATTTAAAGAGTTTAAACCCCGCGAATCCTAGACCAGCAGCACCCATTGCAATCATCATTGCACTAGCAAATGGCCCGACCTCCGTTATATATTGTTGTTCCGAGCGAAACTCTTTATATTTTTTCATATAACAGTGTACATTATTGTGATGTCTCTTTTTCAGCTGCAGCAACGAAAGTATCTGCTACTTCTTGTTTGTCATGAGAAACAGGAACAGTATTGAACATTGCTTGAGCAACCTCCGACTTCTTAGCCTCCATACCCGCCATAATTTTACTAGCTATTACACCATGAATAGCTTCTTTAACTCTTGATCCATCACCTGAGATGGAATATTTCACAATATCTTCGGTTGAATAGTCACTCATCTTTTTAATCCTTTTCTAATGGTTAATAGTATTTATATCAAGTTAGTTTTATGATTCAGAAAGAACACCTTTCATTATGTCATTCATCTCTTTTTTGAGTTTTATATCTTCTTTCATAAATTTGTCCTGTTTTGGAACGAAAGATTCCTCTTCTTCTTCTGGTGGTGCAGATTCCGCTTCGGCTTCAATCTGTCTATCTATCATCTGAACTTCTTCATCAGTTTGTTTTAGAATTCTCTTTCTAATAAATTCTTTAGAATAGAAGGTTCCAACAATTTCATCAGCATAGTTCATATTCTGTAAAGTAGCCAGTCGTTCATTCAACATCTCTGCTTCTTTAAGTTCTGCGAAGTGTGAATCAGACTGCCATTCATAAAACAGATTAGGAGAAATTGCTCTCCAATCATTCAATGTAAGAACACCTTTTAATATTAATTGTTTCTCAAGACAAGCATTGAAAAGATGATTAAATCTGTTTCTAAGTCTTTCAATAAATCTTGTAAACTTTACTTCATCTCTAGATATTTCTTGAGCTCGTCCCAGAACAAACCCAGATTCAGATTCTAACCTTGATACTGGAACATTGAGAGACTTGTAAAGTTTTTTCTGGAAGTATTCAACATCAGCCAGTTCACCAAGATTTTCTCCGCCTGGAAGTGTGGTAATCTCTGTTCCTCTTCCACCCTCTCTTCGCGGTAACCAGTAATCTTCCAACATTGATTGGTGTTTTCGGTCATCTCTAACTTCACCAGTTTGTGCATCATAGACCAGTTTGTTTTTGTAACGAGTCATGATATCTTTAAGATATTGTTCTGCTTTTTGTTTTGGAAGGTTACCAACATCAATGTAGAAAATTCTTCGTTCAGGTGCTCTTGAAATACGATAGATGACTACCGAATCTTCAATCATTCTTAATTGATTAATGGGTTTGATTGCTTTATGAAGATATGAAAGAACCATTCTCTTGTCTTCATTCAATAATCCTGAATGACAGTACGCAACGGAATCTGATGCAATTCTCATTACTTGACCACCCTGTTTACCATCCATACCAGCTTCATTGAATGCAAAATATTCTTCAACTCTAGGCATTAAAGTGGGTTCACTTGGATCTTTTGGGGGGAGAATTTGACGAACTTTTCTAATCTTGAGCGCGTCAATTGGTCTGAGTTCTAGAATACCTTTTTTTGGATTTTCGGGGTCTATTATGATGTGATAATAAAGTCTTCCATCAACATACCATTTTCGGAAAGTATCAAATCCAGTTTCATTAAATTTCAACAGACTTACTATTTCTCTAAAATTTTCGCCTATTTTTGTTTTAATGTCTGGTGAAATATTAACATTGGAAAGATTGAGGGAAACTGGGGCTTGTTCTCTGTCTGAAACAACAGCATCATTTACTATGTCATCTATTGCAATTTCCGCTTCTGGAAAAAGTGACATAGTTCTATATCGTAGAATTAATTCTGCTTCATTCTTTGCAGAACCTTCCATATCCAGATAGGTAGCGTAGGCACCGCCAGGTGTTCCTGCTACATCTATTGCACCATCTTCTGATTCGGGGAGTGTAAAAGAAACGCGGTCTTGTTGTTCCTTTTCTTTTTGTGTTCTTCCAATTGTAAAACCAAATAATTCAACAGCCATGTACTACTCCAAAAGTCAGGGACTGAGCGTCCCCGGCCCCTAGTTAGTTTAAGTTATAATATAAAATAATAAAAGTTATGTTGTCACTTGTCCAGTATGAGTCCAATAATCATACGCAAATTCAACAGTATATTCTTCAATAGCATCATTTGCATCCCATCCAAGAGCAATTTCACTCACACTAACTGGAAAAATATTTACAAACTTATATTCTGCAATTTTATCCGTTGGGCCTTTTTTACCATAATGTTGTACCGTTGCATCACCATAAAGAGCACCGGTCAACGCTGAAGATGCTGCGGATTGAACATTTCCTATGTGAGTACCCATTGAAGCCACCCATTTTTCCATACCATTTCTAACAAGAAAACCTTCATCATTTATTATGGTAACTGACCAGTTGTCAAATGTCTTATTTCCAGGCACTTTAACTACTCTACCAAAATAAGGAACTTCTACAACTCCAACTGCCATTGCTGGAATTGCTGCAGCTTTGCATGCAAAGGTAAATTCTTTGGTCGCACCACCCAAATTTGTTGTCGCAGCTCCACCTGCAATTGTAACATCAAAAAGATTAGCTCGTGCTCCACCTGCAGCTAATGCACTATTTCTAAATTCATTTATTGTAAACGGCATTGTTATTTCTCCCCGATGACTAAAATTAAAGATGTGATGGGGAAGTCTTTTTTACAAGTACTGCCTTCGCATGCCATCGTCTTCCCCCATCTATAAGATGTGTTATATACTATTATTTATACTACTTTTTTAACCAACTACTTCTGAGAACGAAACTCCACTACGAACCGCAACAAAGTTTAGTTGAATAAAGTTGATAGAACGATTTGGTTTAACATAAATGTCACCCACAAATTCGTTACGGTCAACCACATCACCAGTATTGTTTGAGTCATCACAAACAACTTTAAAGTCTGTAAGACCATCACGGCCTTGAACATTCCTCAAGAATGGTTCTACCGCACCAACAAACTGAGCTCTTGTGAAAGCATCGTTGAATTCAAATAGTTGTGCTCGTGCAAACCTTGCAATAGC